TGAGATCGCTAATGATGTTGAGACTACAGATGTTGTGGGTAATCTACCTAATGATTCTTATTGGGTTGCGCTTACACTTGTTTCTGAAGTCACAGCAGCCGGTACAGTCACCGTCGCTTTGAAGACTCTTGGTAGATAAGTTTGTCCTCCTGAGTGGTTAGGTTAATAATAAGTGCGGGAAGGCGCACGTGAGTTCATCGCTTGCGTGCGCCTTTTGTTTATAGAGGAGATGATATGAGCAGACCTACAAGTGCGGTTGCGATATGTAATTTAGCATTAGATCTATTAAAAGAAAGACCTATTTCTAGTATTGAGGATCCTGAGAGTATACCTGAAGCTATTTGTGCGCGATGGTATGATGTAGATCGGGCTGCTTTGCTTCAAGCGTATAACTGGGGTTTTGCTACTAAATCCAGAGCTATTCCTCTAGGCACTATTCCAGATGTGGCTATCTATTCGGATGCCTATGTTTTCCCAAATGATTATTTACATTTAAAAGCTATTATTAGCCCTAGACAAGCTCTGAATCACTATGATTATAGTATTGAAGGAAACTTACTACTGAAGAATAATGGTGGAGCTAGTTCTTTAGATATTTGGTATATTTTTGACGAAGTGACAGTCACTAAGTTCTCCCCGCTTTTCACTGAGTTGTTTGCAGCTGAGTTGGCTTTACGTTTATCTTTTAAGATCACAGTTAAACCGGAGATTGTTAAGTTGGTCAAGACTTTAGCCGACACTCTTCGGCTTAGGGCATTAGCGAAAAATGGGCAAGCAGACCCACCTAGAAGATATGAGCAAAGTAAAATCGTTAATGCAGGACTTTTCCCTGCTTCTGCGCAACAAGTGGCGGGCAACTATTCATTTGATGATTACGAGATAGCTTAATATGGCACAACAAGCCCTAACTAATTTTTCTGGTGGTGAAGTCTCTCAGGATCTTTTTGGTCGTAGTGATTCGGAACTTTACCGTAATTCTTTAAGAAGGATGCAGAATTTCTATTCTCGCGTGCAAGGACCTGCTGATTATCGCGGTGGGTCCAGGTATGTTCACCCTACCCGGAATCAAGAAGTTTGCCGCATAGAAAATTTCAAATTTAATGATGAGCAGGTGTATATCCTTATGTTTACGAACCTAAAAGTTCGCATAACTGAGGATGCCGCTATGACTTTGGAGACTTCTGGCGATACTATCTCTGGCGCAAGTCAGGCAGCTGAGTGTGTTGTTACAGCAACCGGGCATAGTCACGTAGATGGTGATGAGGTTTATATTGATGGCGTGGTTGGGATGACTGAGTTAAACGGTCGTTTTTTTGTTGTTAGTGATGCCGCGGCTAATACTTTTAAAATAAAAGATTTGTTTGGTAATTATGTAGACAGTTCTGGTTTTACTGCGTATTCTTCAGCAGGTACGGCTACAGCGGTCCTGGAGTTGGCTACCCCTTACACTACGGCACAATTGGACGCGTTTCAATTTGATCAAGTTGTTAATGAATTGTATATAGATCATAGAAGTCACTTACCCCGCAAACTAACCCGGGTCAGTGCTACTTCCTGGACTTTTGGCACTTATACTAGAACAGTGGATCCTTTTGGTCAGGTGGCGGTGTCTGCAGCTACTCAGGCTAACCCCTGCGAGATTACGTCCGCTACACATGGTTTGTCTACAGGAGATGTTGTTATTATAGAAGATATTGTAGGCATGACTGAGCTTAACGGCCGGACTTTTACTGTAACAAAGGTGGATGATACTAAGTTCACTTTGGACGGCGAAAACAGCTCTGCATATGCTGCGTATGTTAGTGGGGGCGTAACAGCCGATCAGGATAAACAACCGGGGTGTGTTATATCTTACGAGGGGAGAGTTAACCATGCCAGTTCGGTTAACAACCCGGACACTCTTTGGATGAGCAGAGGGCCTAATGTGGGTACGTCTCGGTATGATGATTACACTACTGGGGCAGATGCGGATCATGCTATCATAGTCCCTATCCCCTCTTTATATATTAACTGGTTGGCTAAAGCTAGAGATTTTATTCAGGTAGGGACGACAAGTGGGGTTAGTGGTATTGATGGTGGCAGTGATAGCGCTATCACGCCTTCTAATATTCGTGTGCGTCCTATTGACCCCTATGGTGTTCAGAGCATTATGCCTGCCCAAAACGGGGATGTTGCTTTTTATATGCAGAAAGGTAGCCGTATTCTACGTAGTTTAGAATATACTCTGCTTTCTGATGCGTACAAATCTTTCGATCGTTCTTTTGTGTCGGCTCATATGACGCAGAGCAGTGTTAAGAAAATGGCCTTTCAGAGAGGTAAATCTGATATTTTGTGGATTGTTAGGAATGATGGGGTTCTAGTAGGCATTACTGTTAAAGAACGTGAGGATGTTTCTGGTTGGCATCGTCACGTTCTTGGCGGTACAGGAGACACTAAAGTTTTGAGCGTTGCTGTCGAACCACAAGAAAAAGGGTACGATCGAGTTTATATGGTAGTTGAAAGAACCATAAATAGCACAACAGTTCGATATTTGGAGTATTTTACAGATCCTTTCGAGAATGTTTTATTTGAGGATTATTATACTGGTGAGGATAATGAGACCGCAGACAGATTAACCTATGCGAATGAAGTCTATGAGGAGCAAAGGAAGATCTCGTATTTGGATGGTTGTTCAGTCTTTAATGGTTCTAGTCGGGGAGGTTCTATTACTATGACTCCGGGGGCGGTTACGGGGTCCGGTATTACATTCACGGCTTCCGGTGGATTGTTTGCGGCTACGGATGTGGATAAAGAGATTCAGAAAAAATACAAAGATAAAGCTGGTGGAGGTAGAGCTATCATAACAGCGTATGTGAACACCACTACTGTGACGTGTGAAATTATCTCTGATTTTGATAATACGGATGCCATAGTTGCAGACGATTGGTTTTTAACTGCTGAGGGTGTGTCCGGATTACATCATTTAGAAGGGGAGACTGTTCAGGTAGTAGCAGATGGCCGTATTGATCCTGATGTGGTTGTTACTAATGGAGAGGTGACGATAACCAGGCAAGCAGGAACTATCGCTATTGGTTTTAACTATGAAGGTATTTTAGTTACGCTTCCTTTGGTGGCCTCTGCACAGTTAGATAATACGATTACAGATGTTAAGAATATCTCTGATATCGCTCTTATAGTGGCGAATAGTGTGGGTGGGTTGTACGGCACTTCAATGTATAATATGCAGCAGATAACATCCTCAAGGATAGGGCAGAGTACCGATCGACCGCCATTACCTTTTACAGGCCCAGTTTCCAATTTTTATGAAGACTCCTGGGATGAGGATAAAGTTCTTGTGGTTTTACAGAATCAACCGTATCCGTTGTTTGTTAATGCTATCAACGCGACTTTGGAGATAGGAACTAAATGAGAGTAGAGCAGTTTAAGAAGTTGGATTACTATCATATTGAAATAGATTCTAGGTGTGGGTTCTTTGATTGGGCTAGTGATAAAGGGCAGATAGCAGGGATGTTCGAGACGATGGAGAAAATGCAGTCTTTTTGGTCTGTTTGGGATGGGAATGAAGTGATTCTTATTTACGGTTTGATAGAGTTGTGGCCGGGCGTTGCTGATATTTCGCTCTTTTATAGTGTTGATTTTTTTAAACATTACAGATTTTTGTGTAAACATCTTAAATATGTGTTTTCTTGCACTACAACGCTTTATAGTAGATTGCAAATGTATTGTCTTAAAGACCCCCGATTTCTTAGGTTTGGTCAATTTTTTGGTTTTGAGGTTGAAGGGGTCCTGCGTAAATATGGGAAAAATGGGGAAGATTATTATATTTTATCGTGGATAAAGGAGGATTGAGATGGCTCAAGCATTACCTTTCATATTAGCTGGGGTTTCGGCAGGGTCAAAAATTTTTGGCGGTATTCAGGCTAAGAAGACGGCTGAACAGCAAGCTCAGTTGAATGAGGCCCAAGCGCGATTGGCTTCTTCGGAAGCGAACAGAGAAGCAGGCCGTAAAACTGAAGAGAGTAGGAAGTTTTTGGCAAGGCAGAAGATGTCTTTTCTTGCTAATGGTGTTGGTTTAGGTGGTTCTGCTGGTTTTGTCTTAGAGGATACGGCTGCGCAATTCCAACAAGAGATCGATGCAATAAGGAAATCAGGAGCAGCGAGAGCCGGATTCCTTAA